CAATGGAGTACCAACTGAGGAGCAACAATCAATTATCAACTCAAAAGTATTAGGTAAATTAAGCGGTTCAAAAGGTAAACGTATTGTAACAGCGTTTAACGATAATAAAGAAACAGCTACTACGGTTGATGCTATACCATTGAATGACGCACCAGAACACTATACTTATTTGAGTGAGGAATGTATGCGTAAAATCATGTTATCACATAGCGTTACATCACCTTTAATTTTTGGTATTGCAACAAGTACAGGTTTTAGTTCTAATGCAGATGAGTTGAAAAATTCAGTTATCTTATTTGATAACATGGTTATACGACCATTTCAAGATGAAATATTAGAGGCTATTGATAGAATATTAGCGGAAAACGGAATTACGTTAAAAACATACTTTAAAACATTACAACCTTTAGAATTTACTGACTTAGAAAACGCAACAAGTGCAGAACAAGTAGCAGAGGAAACAGGTACAGAACTTTCAGAACAAGTGAACTTAAATGCTGATGAATTAATCGGATTAGGTGAAGATGAAAACATGGAAGGTTGGGTTTTAGTAGATGAGCGTGATGTTGACTATGATTTAGAGGATGAATTAGACGAGCAGTTAAAAAATTGGAAACCTAAACAAAACCTTTTCCAAAAGTTAGCAACTGCTGTTAAGGCTATACCTAACGCAAAGAGTGAACAGGATAAAAAAATAGGCAATATTCAATGGAAAGTTCGCTATCAATATACAGGTAATTCTAATCCTCAAAGAACATTTTGTAAAAAAATGATGGATGCTAAAAAGATTTACCGAAAAGAGGATTTAGTTAATGTGAACTCAAACGTAGTTAATGACGGTTTCGGGCATAATGGAGAGCCTTACAACGTGTTTCTATTCAAAGGTGGGCCAAGATGTCACCATTCATTTAAACGCTTAACATTCGCAAATATTGAAGGCATGGGAATTGATGTGACTAATCCTAATGCAAAACGTATTCAAACAGGAATAGCAAGTAAAAGAGGGTTTAAAGTAACTAATCCGTATCAAGTTAGCATACAGCCTAACAACTTACCTCGCAAAGGTTTCCACCCTGATAACAATAATTTACCACAAGACGCAAGATAATGGCAGAGGCACTATTAATTACGAGAGACGACATTGTAAAGTTTACAGCTTTAAATGGTAACATTGATACTGACAAATTTATTCAGTTTATCAAGATTGCTCAAGATACGCACATTCAAAACTATTTAGGTACTGATTTACTTGAAAAGATACAAGATGATATCATCAATGATACTTTAACAGACCCTTATTTAAGTCTATTAAGAAAATACGTTAAGCCAATGTTAATCCATTGGGGTATGGTTGAATATTTGCCTTTTAGTGCTTATACAATTGCTAATAAAGGTATCTATAAACACCAAAGCGAGAATAGTGAAACGGTTGAAAAAAGCGAAATTGATTTTATTGTAGAAAAAGAAAGAGACATTGCACAACATTATACTCAAAGATTTATTGATTATATCTGTTTTAACAATACATCGTTTCCTGAGTACACATCTAATTCAAATGGTGATATGTACCCAGACACTAAAAATTCATTCACAGGCTGGTATTTATGAAACAGTACAAACCAAAAGAGGAAAATATCAAAAAATTAAAATTGTACCTTTCTCAAGTAAAGAAATAACAACAATTTAAAAAATAAAAGTTATTTATATAATGGCTATTGAAACAATAAATACAGGTAATAACGTACCAAACACGGACTCACTTCGTGATGGATTTGATAAGGTTAACTATAACTTTGTTGAAACGGAACGTATGATTGATGAAATTGATAAAAATTCAATAGGATTAGGTAATGTAGACAATACAAGCGATGCTAATAAACCTGTAAGTACAGCACAACAAACTGAGATAGACACTAAACAAGATACGCTTGTATCAGGAACAAACATTAAATCAATAAACGGAAACTCAC